TTCGCATCTCCCAATCCGTGTTCACTTACACTTCTGCTCCACCTTTTCTTTATGGCTTGAGGCAAACGATTCCAAGGAATCAGAATACCAGTTGCTCTTTGATAATCAAAAAGTGACTGCCAACCAATTGGGCCCTGGTCAGATGTATGGAATGGAATGTGATTCCTAATATACACCTTTCCCGCAAATTCAGTGAGGTTACCCTCAAAGGATTTGTGAAGTGATAGAGGAATACCTCTATTACTAAGGTCTCTAATATACTTCTTACGAAGCTTCTTAGAGAGAATGACAACGTCATCACCCAACACACAATACGGGGAATGCCCGTACCCAAGCGAAAAGGCGAGCGCTTCTAGGATAAGGTTATGAGTCAAGGCCAACACCATAAACGAGGGAAGACACCCAAGGGGCTGTCCCACCGTCCATGACGTTAAAATCCCGTCGTTATTCCACTTACTCCTAGAGCATTCCACGAAAAGATCCCAAGACTTGTCAAAGTCTGGATGGACCTTTCCGTACAAACAGCTCTCAACGATAGCTTCTCCCCAAGAAAAGGGAAGATTATCGGTTGCCTGTGAGAGATCAACAGAACCAACGTACAAATTCGGGTTACTAACACGGTTAGTGATTTGTGTGTCAAAGCGAGCCTGGTCAAATGTTGCATCTTTAGGGAGCTTACGTATTAGCTCCTTAATGCAATGGTATGACATAGTCATACCCATTTGCAGAAACCTATTAGGCACTGCAATTGGACGTCTTTTGACAGTCCCCTTCTTCGGTATGTGATGTACGTGTCCAACGTACAAACCGTCCAAGAGGCTAAGCTCTGCCTCGGGTTTCCATTCCCCCGACTCCATACGGTCATAAAGACCAATAAGAGATGGGGTCAAATGACTCTCAATAAAATTGACAGCCTTTGCGGATAGAGCTGGTTTAGAATCAAACCAGACATCTCCTCCAGAATACGAGGAAAGATTCCAAAGGTCCCACAGATCCTTCTCGAGCGATTGTGACTTAGATGATGCCCAACTCGGCACACCATCTACAATCGACATCTCGAAGTCCCGATATACCTCAGGCAACGGCTCTTTCGAAGCCATCACGCGAGCTACGTCGTCCTCACCAAGACTCTTTAATCTGAGCCTTGAGGCCCAGCGTCGACAATAAGCAGTAAACTGCTTAAAGTCATGTCCCTTAGCAAAGGCATAAAGCCAATGTTCAGGATTCTGCTGAGCTTTCTTGAATTCGCGGTACGAGACAATTTTCTCTCTCGTAACTACGTCTAGCCACCTGCGCAAATACGCAGGCACCGCGTCATCAATATGACGATTCTTTAAATAAGAATCTTGTTGATTTGCTGACTGCTCCACGGTGACAATTGGCTTATTCATCCCCACGTACAGCTTAAGAAAATTAAGCACGTACTGAGGATGCGTGTCCAAGTACCCGAACAGTTTTCGAAGCCACCCGTTCTTACGAACAGGCATTTTCGAAATATACCCTTCCCGCTTCTCAAGGCGGTTTGGGTCAGCTCGATAAGTCAGCGCAACCGTACGCATTTGACTGAATATGTCGCATGCATACGGAAGCCCGTTGTGCTTTGCTAGCCACCTATACTTCGCAAGGAAATAACGTTTCAATCCCTTGTCGAGCGGTATAGAGGATAGTATGACACTATTTACGTTAGGTGTACTTTCAATTTTCATAGTATACCTCCTAAGTCCTAGGGATTCAAATCCCCGGTATTTGGGCCCGTAAAGATAGTTACACTATCATCGGCCAGCATCGCCCCCACAACCTACAAGCTAACATTAGCCTGACTAATCATGAGGACAACACCAACAGGAAGTAAACACACCATGGGAGGTG